CCGCACATGGTACGACATAGCCGTTGCATGGATCGACCGTAACGAGGCATCGGCCGAACTCTGCGCGACGAAGGGCAACAAGAAGTACAACGCCGACCGGACCGAGTTCTACCTGAAATTCAGGCTGAGCGACGCGCGCGGCACGTTCTTCGCGGCGATATTCCCGTTGCGCCAGCTTCGGGACGAAACCGAGGACGGTTTTCATAGGCGCATCGAACGCGAGTGCTCGCGCGCGGTGGCCTTCGCCCGGAAGGACCGGATCGAGGCTCTGACGGGGCGCCCGGCGGCGGCGAAGGTTGCATGAACCATTTCGATGCCCGCGCCGTCTTCGACGGGACGCACTGGATAGGCGAGTTCCGTCCCGCTCACAAGGCCGATTACGAGGCCGTACAGGACTGCGGGGAAGTGATGAAGTTCGCCCGCAGGTGGGAGGCGCAGATCGCGGCCGACGCGGCGCTACGGGCCGTCCTGAACCGGCATTATGTCAGCTATCGGGCGCAGGTCGAGCACGACTGGCAGGCCGGTACGATTTTCAGGGACGGGCGCAAAATCGAGGTGACGACGAAATGAAACGCGCCAAGCCAAAGCCCCCCCGCATTCCTGAAACCGAGAAGGAACAGGTCCGTATTCGGAGGGCGCTGGAATATGACTTCGCTGTCAAACAGGACGGCTATGGCCGCGACCGGCTGGCCCAAGGCACGGCAGAGGCCACCCGCCAGTACGAGCGCACTAGGGACGGCTATGTGCGGGTCAGGATCTCCGATCCGCTTGCCACGATCAAGACGCTCACTGATGAACAGCGCGCGGCGGCGGAAAAGTATCGCGACGCCTTCGAACTCGCGGCAAGCTACGGCGTCAAGCCCGCCTCATGGGACATCAGGGTGGACGGCGGCGGTTTCGGCGGCGCCTATCCTGACAGGGTTCTCGACGCGCTGAAGACCGTGCGCGAGGCGGACCGATGCATGTCGCACCGCGAAATCCGGCAGGTGGTGCAACTCGTGTGCATTGCCGGCGACAGTTTCAGGGCGATGGAACGGCACCTGGGCATTCCGCGTGCGGTCTCGGCCAAGCTGTTGTCGATCGGGCTGGATCAGGTCGCGGAATATTTGTCAAGACGGTGAATTGTTGACGGTGCGCCGCACATGTGCCGGATTCACTTGACAGTGGCAGGCCAGCGGGATATATGGTGGGCTACATTCGGATAGGTGGCACCAGACGCGCTTGAGGCGCGCTATCAGGACGGCGGCGCAGACACAGCGTCATGTGAGCCGAAGACAGCGGCGGCCCGTCCTGAACCCTTTCCACGCCGCTCTAGCTCAACAGGCAGAGCCTTCGCCCTGTAAGCGGGAAGATGCGGGTTCAAGTCCTGCTGGCGGCTCCAATTTGTTTCGGAATGGTACGCTTTTGGACTTTACAAGAGTCAATGAATCGAGTAGGTTAGGCGCATAGGAGATATGCGCCATGAACATTATCGATGTTTTTCAGTCGTTTCAGACGCAGGAACAGGCGATTGAGCACTTGGAAAAGGTGCGTTGGAATGGCGAACCGCGTTGTCCATATTGCGGAAGCCTGAATTGCGGGCGCCATGCGAGCGGCGATCGCGCCATGTCGCGGTGGCAGTGCCGCGATTGCAGCCGCGCATTCTCCGTGACCATCGGCACGCTCTTTCATGGCACTCATGTTCCGCTTCGCGACTGGTTTCTTGTGCTGGCGCTCATGCTTAATGCAAAGAAGTCGGCTAGCGCCTATCAGATCGCCCGCGATCTCGGGAAGCGCCGCGCAACCGTTTGGAGTATGATGCAGCGCATTCGAACCGCAATGGCCGCCGATCCGGAGCAGGAAAAGCTTCTGTACGGCATTGTTGAGGCCGATGAGACATACGTTGGCGGCAAGCCTCGCAAGGGCAACAAGCGTGATGTCGACAAGCCCAACAAGCGCGGTCGAGGCACGTCCAAGGTTCCGGTCATCGGCGCCGTAGAGCGTGGTGGGCGCGTCGTGGCTCGCGTCGCCAATCCCGGCGACCTTTCGCAGAAGGGCATTGGCAAGTTTCTGGCGCGCCATATAGACATCGCCGGAACGCTTCTGATCACCGACGAATATAGCGGCTACAGCCGTGTCAGCGAGACGATGCTGCACTCGGTTATTACCCATGCGGAAGCATACGCAGACGGCCACGTTCACACGAACACAATCGAGAGCTTTTGGGCACTGATCAAACGTGCTTGGTACGGATCGCATCACCACTACAGCCGCAAGTACATGCCGCTCTACATCGCGGAAACCTGCTACAAGTACAACCGTCGCGGATCCACAAACGCCTTCGCCGATAGCCTTCGCTTGTTCGTGGGAGCGGCGGCATGAACAAGCTCTGGTACGGTGACAATCTCACTATCATGCAGGGCATGAAAAAGCATTCGGTGGACCTGATCTATCTGGACCCGCCCTTCAAGTCCGACGCCAACTACAACCTTCTCTACAAGAACATGACGGGCAAGCCGGTGCCGGAGCAGGCAGAAGCCTTTTTCGACACATGGGAGTTGGATGCGGCAAAGCTCGAAATCGCGCGCACCATGCCAGTTTTGATGCGGGAGCACGGCGTTGACGATCAGTATGTCGAGTTCTGGCGCATATGGATGCAGGCGCTACGGAACACGCAACCTGAGCTGCTCGCCTATCTCATCTACATGGTCCAGCGGCTGCTATACATGAAAAGCATATTGCGGCCGACCGGATCGATCTATCTGCATTGTGATCCCACGGCCAGCCACTACATCAAGGTCATGATGGACGGCATCTTCGGCCATGATAATTTCCGAAACGAGATTATCTGGAAACGGACTAGCACTCACAGCGACAGCAAAACCTGGAGCCGCGTTTCGGATACGATCCTCTTCTATACATCTGGAAAAAAGTTCACTTGGAACACGCCGCGCGAAGCTCACGGCGAGGAATACATCGCCGCCAAGTATCGGCATGACGACGGCGACGGTAAGGTCTATCGCTTGGATAATATGACCAGCCCCAACCCCCGCCCCAACATGATGTACGAGTGGCGCGGCTTCCCCTTCCCCGAGAAAGGCTGGCGCTACTCCAAAGAGACCATGCAGCGGTTAGACGACGAAGGTCGCATCTGGTACCCAACACATACTGACGGTTCGCTGGATACCAGCCGGCGCCCTCAGTTGAAACGCTACCTTGATGAAATGCAGGGCGGAGGAGTCATGGGTAATGTCTGGACAGACATTGCACCGCTCAATTCGCAGGCTAAAGAACGACTAGGCTATCCGACGCAGAAGCCCAAAGCCCTGCTCGCGAGGATCATTGCCGCGTCAACCAACCCCGGCGATGTCGTGTTCGATCCTTTTTGCGGGTGTGGAACCGCGATCTACGCCGCACATGAACTGGAGAGGAAGTGGATCGGATGCGACATCGCCATTTTGGCGGTCAAACTCATTCGAGAAGTTCTCACCGAAAAGTACCGCTTGGTGGAGGGGTCTCATTTTGAAGTTGACGGTATACCGGTCAGCGTCGAACAGGCCGTGGAACTCTTCAAGCGCGACCCGTTCCAGTTCCAGCATTGGGTAGTCGAGCGCGTTGGAGGCTTCCCTATGCAAAAAAAAGTTGCGGATCGGGGTATCGACGGGCGCATCTATTTCGAGACCAGATCCGCCCTTGGGGAGATGATCATTTCGGTAAAGGGCGGGAGATTGCGCCCCACGGATGTACGCGACCTAAGAGGAGTGATGGAGCGCGAAAAATCGGCAATGGCCGGTTTTCTATCGCTACAGGAACCAAGCAAAGCAATGCGAGCCGAAGCTGCCGACGCGGGTGTGTTTACCTACAACGACGTCAATTACCCCCGCCTGCAACTCCTCACGGTTCGCGAAGTGTTAGAGGAAAGGCGTGAATTCCACATGCCGACGCGGATCAATACCAAGATCAGCACCGGGCAACAGTCGCTGGCGCTCTGATGAAGCAAGAATCAGCGCCAAATCTTAGGCGGTCCCATGCCTTGGAGCTGGACATGCCAATGGACGAGGGCATTGCACCCTATGTTCATATACTCAGGGGCTCAGGTATCGAGACCTACGAGTCATGCGAGGGTGGCGAAGGGCATATTTTTCCAGAACCGACCATCAGGTTTCACGGTGGTCGTGCCGCAGGGTTTAAGGCTCTTTCCATTGCGATTGAGCACGGTCTGCCGATTTACGGCATTAGGCGCTTATGGACGGTTGATGATGGAGAACTGACCGGACCCGTTTGGGAAATTGTGTTTCGCAACAAGGCCCGGTCAGAAGAGGCTTAAAGCCTCTTGCAGTGATCGCACTTCGGCAAACCACCGGTGCCTGGTTTGCGGTTCTGCGCTTCGATATTGTTTCCTTCCGTGCACCTGTTGTTATCGTGATGAACTTTGGTGCCCGGAAGCTTAGAGTGGAAGGGTGCTACTTTGGCCATTGAGGCCTCCTGTCATACGACACCACGGGATGCGGCGTCCTGACCCGCCTTATAGACGATTCGCGCATGAGAGTCGATCAAAGTCCAAAAGCGTACTATTCCGTTTGGGAATGCACTTGCGGCGAGCAGCTGTTCCATCTCACTCCGCGCGGCGCCATGTGTTCCGGCTGCGGGATCATTTCGAATGACTGGGCAGAGTGACACAATGGCACATCCAGGCGGACGCCCATCTACATACGACCAGGAACATATCGGCCGCGTGCTAGAGCTCGCCGCCGAAGGCAAGAGCCTCGTGCAGATAGCCGCCATCATCGGCGTGCCGCGCTCCACCATGCAGTCCTGGGGCGATGCCCACCCCGAGTTTTCGGCAGCATTATCGCGGGCGAAGGAATTGGAGCAGGCGTGGTGGGAGGAAATCGGACAGAGGGGCGTGCACGCGGACAAGTTCAATTCGAAGGTATGGGAAACTTCCATGCGCGCCCGGTTCCGTGACGAGTACACCGAGCGCAAGGAAGTGAGCGCGACAATCCGCCATGAGGATGTCCTCGATTCGCTTGCCTGAGCGTGAGATCGAAATCCGCCGCAAGCTGCGCGACGATTTCCCGCACTACGCCGAGAAGTGCCTGAAGATCAGGCCGAAAGACCCGCGACTTGGCAACCAGCCGCTGATCCTCAACCTGTCGCAGCAGTATCTGCACAAGCAGCTGGAGGAACAGCGGACGCGAACGGGGCGCGTCCGGGCATTGGTACTCAAGGGCAGGCAGCAGGGCATATCGACATACATCGGCGGGCGGTTCTATCACAAGGTTACACACGCTCGCGGCGTCCGGTGTTTCATCCTGACGCACGAGCAGGATGCGACCGACAACCTTTTCGGCATGGTCGATCGGTACCATGAGAACTGCCCGCAGCCGGTCAAGCCGTCAACGGGCGCCGTGAACGCGAAGGAGCTGTATTTCGATCGCCTCGATAGCGGCTACGCGGTCGGCACGGCGGGAACGAAGGCGGTAGGCCGGTCTCAGACGATCCAGCTGTTTCATGGGTCCGAAGTCGCATTCTGGCCGAATGCCGAAACGCATTTTGCCGGTGTGGTCCAGGCGATCCCCGATATCGAGGGGACGGAGATCATTCTGGAATCGACCGCCAACGGGATCGGCGGAGAATTTCACGAGCGATGGCAGCAGGCGGAAGCGGGTCAAGGCGATTACATCGCGGTCTTCATTCCATGGTTCTGGCAGGAAGAATATCAGCGGCCGGTCCCGGAAGGCTTTTCGCTCGACGATGAGGAACGGGCCTACATGGCTGCGCACGGGCTGACGCCGGAACAGATGGCGTGGCGGCGGAACAAGATCATCGAATTGAAGGACCCGCTTCTGTTCAAGCAGGAATACCCGGCGACGGCGGCCGAGGCTTTCCAGATGTCCGGGCACGACAGCTTCATCCCGGCCGAACGGGTGATGAAAGCGCGCAAGAACGCGGCTCCCGCAATCGGCCCGCTGGTGATCGGATACGATCCGGCGTGGAAGGGTAGTGACCGTCATTCGATGGCCTATCGGCGCGGGCGGAAGGTCATCAAGGTCGAAAGCCGGTCGCGGCTGGACACGATGCAGGGCGCGGGGTGGGCCAAGCAGGTCATTGATCTTGAGCGGCCCGCACGGATGTTCATCGATGTCGGCGGCGTCGGCGCTGGTGTTTATGACCGACTGATCGAAATGGGCTACGGTCAGATCGTCAGGGCGATCAACTTCGGATCCGCGCCGCTTGAGCCGCAGATGATGGACGAGCGCGGGCGGCCGAAGGGTGGCTATCTCAATCGCCGCGCCGAAATGTGGGGCAAGTCGAAGGAATGGCTGGCCGATCCGGCAGGGGTCGATATCCCCGACAGTGACACGCTTCAGGCCGATGCCTGCGCGCCCGGCTACAAGTACGACAGCCTGTCGCGCGTCGTCCTCGAAAGCAAGGACGATATCCGCAAGCGCGGCCTGCGTTCCCCGGACGAATGGGACGCGGTGGCG